ACGCAGAGGCGGTTGACCGGTACCCCTTACTCTAGCTTCACATATCAACGGAACCCTAGTGACCCGATAATAAATCCAAGTCCTATAAGCTGGGGTTGGCTTTTTCACAGAGCCCCGACCATTTGTTGCCTTAAGTTAGCAATTGCCTTTCACACGCAAGCATCCAGACCGGGTATCTCACCGTTCCTCATTGCGAGTCGAGCTACCTCGACCAAACAGAGTGTGTTGTTGCCTATCTAGTTTTAAATTTTGTTTTTGATGTGACTACCATGTATACGGCAAACTATCTGTCCGTTGTAGTAGTCATCTGACTCTAGTACTCTATGATTAAATTGTTCTCTAGCTTCTATATAACTGCATTCGGCTTTTGATTTGCAATAAAATAATATTTCTCTTGTGAAGTTGTCTGCGCCTTGCGCTAGAATGTCTTTGTTGAGTTGATCGTTGCTTCCATAGTATAGCTGCCAGTCTGAGTTTATTTTACTTCTGATTTTCTTGCGCTTCTTGTTGCCGTTCTTTAATTTTACTACTTTGTACGTTGTCTTACTAAATTTTGCTAATTTTTTCCCAATATATTTTCTACCGGTTAGTTTATTTGTAATCAAATAAACAAAGCCGATGCAATCGTCGGGTAATGTTTCAATTTGTGTGTTTTCGTACAGCCATACCATGGACTAGTAGTTATCACATTACCACTCTGTTGCATATTTTTCATCTACCTTATGTGCTGCACACTTAGTTTGGCATTCTTGCCACTCAAATCTTTTAAAATTTTCTTCCCAAAATGGATCAGTTACAACATCGGATAAATTCTTAGTGTTCAAACTAAACAAGGTTGCAATAGTTTGCCATTCTTGATTATGCGAATATCTATTTGCCACCCAACAACACGGAAACAATCTGCCCTGTGCATCAATATACAGGCCTTTGTTGCCAATTTCGCATAACGGTTTAACATTATTGATTTCTTTTACCGACTTGTAAAGCTGTATATTCTTCTCATTTATCTGTGAATTTGGCCCACGTGAGCTTAACGGTATAACATCTCTTTCAAATCTAAGCGAGCCGCTAACAAACTTTTTACTGGGTTCAAGCGGATCATCGTTGCCGTAACTGGGATAGACGGTTCCAAACTTGGTGCTTTTCGTTAATTGAAACGCATCCATGCCCAAGGACAGGGCTAAATTTTTCATGTGATCTATGCGATCTTCGTTAAATTTAAATGCAATAGCGGCCCATACTAACCGACAGTTACTGTTGTCTCTTAGTGCTTCAATTCCAGCAACAATACTGTTAAAATCACTGTTTACTCGATATAAATTGTTGCTGTCATTGTCGTAGCCATCAACGCTAAAATGTACAGTATCCTGCTCAGTAAGCACACTGCCTAACTCGCGCCACCATTCTGGTTTTTTGTGTGACCCATTGGTAACAATAACAATCTCTACAGGTTTCACGCTTTTAATATAACTGATCACAGGAATGAGATCGTGAGCATAGATAGGGTCACCGTCGTCGCCACAGAATGTAATTTTTTCTACATTGCTGTTGATAAATTCTGGAGTGAAGTTACGTTCAAAGAAAGCCAAATCTAGTTCTGTGTTGACAAGCCCATTGGGTACTTCTTGTCTAGCACAGCGTGGACAACGTAAGGTACACTTTGAACTGATTTCAATATGAAAATGCCAAGTAGCTAACATAGTTGTGTTTCTCTTTGCCATTGATTGGTGAAGCTGGTTTTATTTTTGTTACTAGAACAAGAGGTCTGACACACTGGATTTGGTGTGTCTGTTTTCCAAGTTAATTTTACAGTTTTTAAATCGTCTGTGATAAAATCTTGTTGTCTAGCACCTAACCAGCAACAAGGACTCACACGTCCTTGAGCATCTATATACATGCTTTTTTCTTTGAGCACATGACATTTTATAGGTCCCTGCTTGACCACAGGCTCTTGCCAGCCGATCGGAAATTCCAATCGATCAGTGAAACCACGTTTGCTGACCTTGGCACGGAACCACTTAAAGCCCATGTCACGGGCCAGTTGTTCACAGGCATCTACTTGATGTTGATTGTGTTTGTAAACCAACATGTCCCAGTGTGCTGACCCGCCTGCGGCAATGTATGCTTGGGCATTGCTCATTAGTTTTTCCCAGTTTACATTTTTACGGTAAACATGATTGGTATCTTCTAATCCATCAATACTGAACACACAATAATCGTTAGGTTTATTAAATAGTTTCCCTAGAGCGTGCCAAAAGAATGTGCTTTGTACAGCACCATTGGTATTCATGCCTAGTGTAATTTCTGGATTGACTTGTCTGAAATAGTTATAGATATCCATGGTGTAATATCCTGCAGCAGGATCGCCATAGTCACCACACATAAACATTTTTTCCAATTTAGATATTACTCGATCTGAAAAATGTTTCTGTATGTGTTCTATTCTAAGATGGTGTTTTGCATTTTTATTAAAATTCTTGTCAGTTTCTCTAGCACACATAGGACATGCGGCTTGACAAACATCTGTGGGTTCGATGTGAAGTACTTGGAGTCTACGCAATTTCTATATCCGTGTTGTATGAAGTAAAGCCGCCTTCTTTAACTACTTTAAGAATATTTTCAACTCGACCAGACAGTTCATCTCTATGACTAACTAACCAAATACTCTTGTGACGTTCACGACTCATTTGTTTTAACAATGCCAGAGCATTTTCTACACCGGCTGTATCCAAGCCGTTGTCAATCATTTCGTCTACAAACAACAAATTGATAGGCTGATACAGGCTTTCAAACACATCACGGAATGCCCAGCTCATGCTTAGGATCAATCGATTGCGCTCGCCGCGACTTAAATTATCAAAGTCTAACTCTCTGCCTAACTCTTCGATGCTGACAGTTAGGTCATTTTGGAACACCACAGTATGCGGTAAGCCTACACGATCTAAATAGTGTGTCAGTCGAGCATTTAAATAGCTAAGATTTTGTTCAATAATCTTTTTACGGATAAAGCTGTCTTTGCTTGTGAGTAATTTAAGCAAGAAATCTTGATGTTCTTGTAAGCGAGTAAGCTCATTAAGTGTGTCATATGTTACCTCCTTTAGGGCTTGTTGTTGCATCTCCGTAATTTGTTCTGCATACGGATCTGTTTCTGTTTGTTTAGTAGCAATCTGTTGTTCTAAGTTAGTCAATGTGGCTTGATGATGTACCGCATCACTTTCTTTATCGTAGAACATCGTGGGCGGTTTGCCTAACGTGCCCAAGGATGTGTGGGCAGTCTCCAACTCTGATAACAAGGCGCTAAATTCTGTGCCGCTCTGTTGAGCCGTAGCCAACTCTGTCTGCTTGCTTTCCAAAACTTGTTCGTGCTTACTGTCGTGGAAGGCCTGTCCGCACGTATGACATTCATGGTTCTTGAGAGTCTCAATTTCTTTTGATAGTTTGGTTGCCAGTTTTTCTTCCCGCCCAACATCCAATTTGACACGCGAGATCTGACTTGATAGTTCGTTGATATCCTTGCGCTTTTGATCCCATATCTTATGGTCTTTGTGCGCTTGGATCTCACTTTCAATCTGTATATTCTGTAACGCCTTAAGAGCTTTCTCAAGTTCCGTGATATCTTCGCCATGTTTGGTAATCCATAATGTTTGTCTGCGCTTTAAACTTTCTATTTGCTCTTCAATACGCTTATTAGCTTCCTGTTCAGCACGAATACGAAATTCTTCTTGTGTAATTGCGTCTTTGGTCTGTTTGTTGTGTTCTTTAATTCTGTCAGCACGTTCACTCAACATGGTGATTCCAAGTAATTGCTCAATGATAGTACGTTGATCATTGGCCTTGAGACTCAGAAACGGTTCTGTGTAAGTATTCAATGCCAAAATATGTTTGAACATGTCGTGACTTAGTCCCAACACTTGCTCAATGGCTTCTTGTGTTTCTCTGCTGTCGCCCTGTGCTTCGTCGGTGACCTGTTGTTCTTGGTTGTTTACATAAAAGCGCAATAGATTTGGTTTGCGACCACGTTCGATACGATATTCTTTGCCGCCAACAAGAAAATCTAAACTGACCAACATGTTCTTGCCGTTGGTTTTGTTAACCAAATTATCTTTACGTATGTTACTCAGGGCTTGTCCGTAAAGACTATAACTCAATGCATTGATAATGGTTGTTTTGCCTGTACCGTTGCGACTGCCGTCACCACCTAGGTCTAAATTTTCACCCAACACCAAGGTTAGATCAGTACGGTCAAAGTCAATTGCTTGTGTGCTATTACCCACACTCATAAAATTTTTAACAGTAAGATTTTTAATTTTTATCATAGTTTTTTTGTTTTCGATATAGCATTGATTCAACTGCATCAATATCTCTTGAATCTCTCCAAGGTAAATCTACAACTGGCATAACAAATTGTTTAATAAAATCAAATTGAATCAGCGGAATTGGTTGCGGATATCCAAAATCTAATTCACAATATTCACTTTGATATCTAAATTCGTGCATGCCTTGTTGTTCACAATGCCAAATCCAATTGCCATTGATGCCAACCTGCTTGGCAGCACTGGTCAACATAAATCCGTAATCAATTTTTTTCTGTTCAAGTAACAGCATAGCATAATCAATGTACAATTGCGACCTCAACTCGTGCTGTCTTGGCGAAATGAATTTGTTATGATATTCTCTTACTTCTTTAATTTTTGATCCACTGGACAACCACATTTGATCCGGACCAACGTTGACAATGTTATTGTTGTACACCGGATCGCTGGCAATGGCATCTGTCCAATTGTACTGATTGTGAACAATCAAATCTAATCTATTGGCCTGCGCCCATTGTATTAAGACACAGTCTTTATCATCAACATTGTTACGCAAACTGTTTACAATGTATTCGTTTCCGGCACCATATCTGGACAAATTTGTTAATTCAACACCACGGGTCATTAACTTAATAATTTCAGGCCATTTGAAATAGTCAGGATACCCGTTGGGATATATCGAGTTGTCCCCGTATCCGTCAGCAATAGTTAATAATTTTATTGGTGTAACCATTTTGTTATTTGATCTGTATTTGTAAAAAAGTTTTCAAAATCATTATGCGGAACTTCTTTACCAAACTCTAGCCATATGAAATAATAGATTACAGCTTGAGTCCAAATGTCTGTAATGCTAGTTAAATCAGAATCTTCTAATTTTTTAATTTTGTTAATTATCTGCTGTGCCTTGGATACAGATACAAAATATTGTTCGTTGTTTGTGTACCATTCGTTCCAAAGCCCTTTGAACTCGTCCAACTCAACACCAGCCGACGCAATGGCATTTTTTAAAGTAGCGTAGTTGAGCATTGATTCGACTGTGACACAGTTGACACTTGACTCGGCTTGCCAGGCATGTCGTAAATGATGATCACGTAAGAATAAAAAATATTTTTCTCGTTGTGCCCAGGGCTCTGCAGATATCCACAAGTCTGGGTCTACTTTTATTTCAGATTCTATAGATGATCGCATGGCCTTATCAATCATGGTCTTTGCAACCACGGGCCATGATAGATCAGCATAGCACAATTTGATAATTGTGGCGCCCGGAAACGACTGCATAAAATCACGGCTATCGGAGTTGATTCCTAAATCTACCAGTACACTATAGTTGTAATTGGAATCAAAATCATAATGATAGTTTGTAGTTTCTGCTGTGTACTTTGGAGCAGTAAGTTCTAGATTGTGGCTATCTCCAGTCGTGCTGAATTGTATCTTATTAGCAGGCCGTTTAAAATCTTTACCGTGTAAAGTTAAAATGCCGTTAATAAAATGTCCAAAGCCACCACTAGGGTACCAGACACAATAGATCATAAATTTTGATATATTTTCAACAATAACTTAGGATCGTAAAACTCACTTTCAATATTGGTCAATTGATCAGTGACAATTTGATCAACACTTTCAAATTTTACTTCTCCTGGTGCTAGGTCTAAATCTATAGAATTATTTTTAACTGGTATCAAGGCCATTTCACGTAAATTGTAATCCTTGACAAAGGTATCTTTGATAAAGTTAGCTTCTTCGTAACTGATATCAATGTCTAACTCCACACGTACATGCATGTTAGGTACCAATATCTGTGGAGCCGAATCAATAACTTGACTCAATTTGAGCACACGATACAAGGGTTGTCCTGGCCAAGCAAAGTATTGATCTTCTTTGCCCCATTCTTTGATCATCATACCACGTTCGCTATCGCCGGCATCGGCATAGTTGTGTGGAAAACAATTGCCAATATAATTGATATTCTTTTTTTGTTGACGCAGATGAAAGTGACCCGAGTATACGCTTTCTATACCGCCAAAGTTTTCTACTTTGAGTTCACCGTGATCTGGCATTTCTACCATGGCATTCATTTTAAAGTGCGGCAACTCAAAATGGCCAAACATATACTTGGCTGTCATCTTGGCCAGTTTTTTATGATCGTCACCAACCAACCAAGGCGCAATAATAACATCGCCATCTTGGAAAAAGTCATTGACGATTTGTATGTTTGGAATGTGCTTGGCCCATTCGGTTGAATAGATATCACGCTTGTCTCTATAATACAAATCGTGATTGCCAGGAATAAAGTAAAAACGATCAAACGCCGCTGACAGTTTTTCTAAACTGCGCAAACTGTACTGCAAGGTCTGCATGTTTATGGCTGCACGTTGGTGGCTCCAATCGCCAAGGAACATGCCGGTTTCGCAACCGTTAGCTCGGGCTGTGTCAATAAACCAATCAATGAAATTGGAGCAATCCTGATTGTGTTGTAGGCTATTTGACTTTAGGCCAAAGTGGATGTCGGTACACACTGCTACTTTTTTAAATAGACTCATAGATTACAGTATACACTATATGTTTGGGTTTTGCAACCCATCTGGTTAAGTTTCGTTATTGTATTCGGCGATATCAATATTTGTAACAACAGAACCAAAGTTGGGATTCTTTTTACCAGCGTTCTGCCGTGTCCACGACGGATTAAGCCCGGCCTGCTCCAACATGTCATCACGAATGTTTTGATTTTTCTTTTCTAAATTCAATATACGAGTAAAGCTATTAGTAATAGCCGCTGTATAATAAGCAAAAGGATTTTGCGATTTACTTTCATCAAACTGCAAACCAATCTGGCTCAACTGTAACAAGGCTTGTCCACGCATTTCTTCATTATAAGTGTAACCACGCCAGTTGCTGCGAGTGGCATAGCGTTCACACAGTTTCATGTACATGGTTGCCAGTGTACGTGTGGCCTGACCATGATCCTTGCTAAACTGACCGTTCTCAAAATCACCAATCCAATGACTTTTGCCCACCTGGAACGGCTGTTTGTTTTCATCTAAACGATAGTGATAAAACGGCGGAAAGTTCAAACGAACATGTTTTTCATCTAAGACTGGAATATCCAGCAATTCAGCCAAAGGGTCGTCTTCCTCGATCAATTCAAGTTCAAAAATATCTTCAATTTTTTTCTTTTTTGCCGTTGTTTTTGATACTTTTTTAGGTGCCATTGGTATGTGATCCCAACAAGTAATTCTAAACACCAAGTCAGTATTTGGAATCTTTTTTGGGTCAACTATAACACCCTCTCGCTTGAATCTGTCTGCGCGATTTCGTCTTGCTTCGGCAATGGTACGTTGATTAATTTTAGCAAGACTGGGCAAAATGATATCATACTGGTGATCCGCTACAGGATCGGTATATGTACAGTAGGTATTTTTGCTTAGGTGTATCTGTTTTAAGATATCTCTGTTGTTGAGATAGTTTGTTTTTGCTGGTGTTCTGGTGGGTGTAGTTGACACTAACGAATCTCCTAATAGTATATTTATTGTAGCACAAAAACCACAGGTGTCAACCTTTATATCATTATCTGGGTGGTTTATTTTAACCATAAATATTACATAGGACAAAGCAAACAATGGCAATTAACACCGCACCGGAACCAGTAAACCCACAAGTAGACCCAGAGGCTTCGTTAAGTGCTGGCGAAACAATTGTATCGGAAGCTGATGTACAAAGAAGTGCAACCCCGGTTAGTCCTACTTCTGCTGTTGGCTACGGTGATGAACCAGCAGGAACCGGTGATCAATATACTACAGACAGTTTAGGTAATACATTTAAAAACGGCTCGCTATATCGCGCGGCCGAGGTTGACGACGCCACCGGCCGCCCGTTAAACAGCACACAAAGCGAAGTAACAACAGGGGTTATCCAAGCCAATAATCAAGAAACCAATTCTAATCTATCTCAAATGCCGGTCAACACTGATTGGCGTGTGACTCTAAGATTGGCACCCAATGCAAGTTACCTGTACAAGTCCAGCAATGCTGGCCTACTGGAACCATTAAAAAACACCAATGGAGTAGTATTTCCTTACACTCCTTCTATCAATACCAATTACAAAGCCAACTACAACACATATGATCTTACACATTCAAACTATCGTGGGTATTTTTATCAAAATAGTTATACTGATGCGGTGAGTCTAAACGCAACATTCACAGCACAAAGCACCAGCGATGCAGCCTATGTGTTGGCTGTGATTCACTTCTTCCGCAGTGTGACCAAAATGTTTTACGGCCAAGATGCCCAGCGTGGTAGTCCTCCGCCATTAGTATTTTTAAGCGGACTAGGCGATTATCAATTTAACAATCATCCTTGCTTGGTCACCAATTTTAATTATGTACTACCAGCCGATGTTGATTACATCAGTTCTGGAAGTCCCAACAATCTGGGTTTAAATTTACAGCCCTTGCAAAATTTATACTCCACTACACTAAATGCTGTGGCGCCAACTGTAACTAGACTGGCCACTGCATTCTTACCACCTGGCGCACAAAATGCTGTTCCTGCACCACTACAGGCTTTATTAAGCAACCCCACTTATGTACCGACTAAAATGGAAATGCAAATTAGTTTGTTACCAGTTCAAAGCCGCAGTCAAGTTAGTAAACAATTTAGTCTTCAGAATTTTGCCAATGGCAATTTACTTAAAGGAGGGTTCTGGTAATGTACAGTGCTACTAGTCCATATTTTGAAACAGGATACAGTCAATTCTTTTTAGACGTAATGGTCAATAGGCCCATACCTAAAAGTACAGATGATATTTTGTTTACGATCAATACCACATTTCAATATCGTCCAGACCTGTTGGCATTTGACTTGTACGGTGACAGCGGCCTATGGTGGGTGTTTTATCAACGCAACCCTAATACCTTGACTGCTCCACCCATGGACTTTGAAGCCGGCGCTGTAATTTACTTGCCTAAATTGTCTACATTAAAATCAGTGTTGGGATTCTAACATGGCAAATTACACCGTACCGCCGGTAATAGGTACCCTTAGATTAAACAACGGACGAGTTGCTACTTTTTATGAATCTCAGCGTGATCAGTACGAACGGTCATTGGCTGCTGGTGCCACACCTGTAGAGCCACCGCCAGCAGACACCACAGTAGTTGACGGAAAGGAAGTTTCAACTACTGCAAATGTACCACCACCTGCTGATACAGTAACAACTAGCGAAAGCCAAGCTACTCCACAACCCGCAACTCCGCCAACTCAGCCTGGGCCAACCACGGCCAACGAAGATGCTCCTACACAAGCACCCACTCAGGGCGGAGTTGGTGCTGGCACCAGTAGTAACGCATTTAATTCCAGAGGTTCTGATGACAATCCTGGAGCTTCTAGCAACTCCACACAACAAGCAATCAACACAGCATTTGCCAGCCAAATTATTACTCCGCAACCAAATGTGCTAGATCAATATGCCAGCTATACCTACGCTATCAGTTGGTGGTTGTTGAGCCCAGACCAATTCAATGGGCTTTCGACTGCAGGACCTCTACCCGGAACTGGCAATTGGAGTTTACTTATACAAAGCGGTGGCGCCCCTACTGCTGGACGTAATCAATCATTTCCATTGGATTATTATTTAGATGATTTGGAAATTGAAACTCAACTGGCCGGCAAAGGCACCGGCATGAGTACCAATGGCATGTCTTTGCGATTTAAAATAGTAGAGCCAAATGGCCTAACATTGTTACAAAACTTATTTTCAGCTGTTAAAGGCGTGTATAAAAATAACACACCTATAACCAATGTTCAAGTAAATGCCGGCGATAAACCATCAACAGTTAATGCCACTCAAAATACCACACAACCGACGGCATTTCAATCAGCACAATATTGTTTAACTATAGAATTTTATGGATACGATTCTCAAGGTAATTTGGTAGCGCCAGCAACAGGAAATCTAGATGGCTCAACTGCCAAAGCAGTGATTAAAAAATACTATCCATTTTTGATTGAAAATATAACGTTTAGAACTGTGGCCAATCAAGTTGAATACACAGTCATTGGAAACCCAGTGCCATACGATACTGCCACCAGTCAAGCACGTGGCACTATTCCGTTTGCATTTGCTTTGGCTGGACAAACAGTAGGACAAATTTTACAAGGTGGCCCACTGGTGGCCGAGAAAACACCGGTAGACACTCAAGCCCGAGTGACCGCGCCTAGACCCAAAACTGCGCCAGTGCCAAGTCTTGATCCGTTTGAGTTAAACGACACTGGGTTTGTCACCAACGCCGGCGGCGCAGCATTTGGTAACCCAAATCTTACTAGACAAGGCAGACGGTCTAACTTGACCCGATAATATTATGCCAGCAAATGGACAAACAGCCGCCAAAGATCAACTTAACAAAATATTTGGCAACGGACTAAATCAAAAATTAAATGCTCTCAACAAACCAACGGCTGAGGTTCGAGAAACTGCGTCGTCAACTCCGGCAGTCACAACAGAGGCACCCCCAACTGCGGCAGATGCTCCAACCCAGGGAACTGATAATTTATTCACAGGGTTATGTGATGCGTTAAACGCACATCAACAAAAATTAGTCAAAGACAAATACTACGAAATAGCCGACGTGTATGAAATAAATTTTGCGTCAACGGCCATCAGTGGTGCCAAGGTGACCAAACCTGGGCCAGTTACCTATAAAAATACTGCGGCAAAAGCCACTAACACAGCACAGGCCAAACTAGACAAAAATACAGATCAAGTCAACGTCAACAGCCAACAGTGGAGCATTCTAGCAGGAACACAAATTGTACAGTTTATTGATCAAGTCATGCGTAGCAGTCGATACATCACCGATCAACAAATAGGCTATTACGATGCAGATAACAAATGGGTGCCAAGTAAAACTGCCAATCCCAATGGTGTTGTTGCCTGGTATAAAATTAGTGTAACTGCAAAACAATTGGGCTATGATAAAAAACGTAGAGACAATGCTTATAAAATGACGTTTACTGTTAGTCCGTACAAGATAAATCAAATGGACAGTCCGTATTTTCCAAACAGCAAGTATCAAGGAGCACACAAGGCTTTTAATTATTGGTTTACCGGACTAAACACACAGATATTAAGTTACGAGCAAGAATACAATTACGCCTACTATACTACCATGTCAGGCACTGCCGAGGGATTGGCAACTCCACCGCCGGTTGGAAGAGATCAACGCAAACGCACCTACATGGCCACCAGTGAACAACGTGGACAAGGACAGGCCAACTATGTAAACGAACCAGCTGACAGTGCTGCTTCCTTTTTGTACAGCGTGTCAGATTTTGCAGAAGTGCGCATGAAAATTTTAGGTGATCCAGCTTGGTTGCAACAAGGAGAAGTGTCAGTTGGTGTAAACGCTAAAACATTTGACTACAAACCATTTAATCCTGATGGAACCATTAACTACGACAGTCAAGAGGTAACATTTACTGTGAGTTTTAATCGACCAACTGATTACGATTTTAACACCGGTATCATGAATGTCAATGCCCAATCAGGCGCACCCAAAGAAACGTTTGCTTACATTGCAACCAATTGCAAAAATATGTTTAGCAAGGGCCAATTTACACAGGAACTGCTTGGAAAACTATTACCGCTTGACGCTGCACCAGCTGATACCGGCGGTAGAGAAACAACTGCTGCCACAGCCACAAACTCTCGAACTTCTGCTAGACAAATAGTAGCAGAACAAAACGCATCATTTGAATATGGCACCAACGAAGGGTCTGAACAAACCAGAATGCTGGCTGAACAAGATGCTGGATTTGACGAACCGCCGCCAACTCCACAGCCGGCAGCACCTCCAGAGGCACCAACCTCAAGTGGTGACATATCGTCACCACGACCGGCAAACGCCGATATAATTACTGGAGAAGTAAATACTACAACATATATTCCAGTGCAAAATCCAGATGGCAGTTATCAAGCACCTCCACTGATTGGCCAACTCCAATTAAATAATGGCCGAGTGGCTTCTTTTTATGCAACAGATGTGGCAGGATACAATAAGGCATTGGCTAGTGGTGCCACACCAGTAGGACCACAAAACATGAATAAGGAATCTTAATGGCCGGCGAGAATATACAACGCACAACAGGACAACCAACAAATTACAAAATGGATCGTGGTGGCATGCCCACCGAAATGGGTCCGTTTATTGGCAAGGTAATGAACAATGTTGACCCTACTAGATCGGCTCGGTTACAAGTTTATATTGAGCTGTTTGGTGGTGCAGATCCAATGAATGACAAGCTATGGAGAACAGTTAACTATTGTCCACCATTCTACGGGTCAACGCCAGCAGGCGCCAGTGCAGGAACTGGTGCATTTGAACAGGGAAATCCGCAAAGTTATGGCATGTGGTTTACTCCCCCTGACATAGGAACACAGGTTATTTGCTTCTTTATCGGCGGCGACCCAAGTCAGGGTTATTATATGGGATGTATTCCAGACCAAGGTATAATACACATGATTCCTGCCATTGGATCGGTAGATAAAGCACAGGCAGTTACACAGAATGACACACAGGCCAGTTATTTTTCCAGCAGTACCAGATTGCCAGTGACCGAGATTAACAATTCCAACACAGCCATTGCTGACAATCCCAAATACTTTGATCAGAAAAAACCAGTACACAGTTATGTTGCTGGCATACTATTCCAACAAGGGCTAATCAATGATCAAGTGCGAGGATCAATTGGCAGTAGCAGTCAACGTGAAAGTCCCAGTGGTTGCTATGGCATTAGCACTCCAGGCCGTGCTATTTATCAAGGCGGTATAGGTGCTGGTCCAGGTGGTGAAGAAGCAATTGACGGCACAAAATTAAAATCGGTACAACCAACTGCGGCCAACGTAATAGCCCGACGCGGTGGCCATACCTTTGTCATGGACGATGGTGACCTCCAAGGAAAAGATAATCTTGTGCGAATTCGCACCAGTAAAGGTCATCAAATTACCATGAGTGATGATGGCGATTGTTTGTACATTTGTCATGCCAACGGACAAAGTTGGATCGAATTAGGACTGGAAGGAACATTGGATGTGTACACCACAAACAGTGTGAACTTGCGCTCACAAGGCACTATAAATTTACATGCAGACGAAAACATCAACATGTTTGCTGGTGGAAAAATAAACATGAAAAGTACTGGTGGTACTATTATGCAAAGTGATGCAGACATGAGCATATCAAACAAAGGTGCATTGACATTGTTTAGTCAAGGGTCTATTGGTTTGAAAACTTCTGGAACCCTTGCCATAAACAGTCAGCTTGGTAGTTGGGCCGCTGGCTCTACTTTGAGTCTAAACGGCAGTACCTTAAATCTCAACGGCGGTTCTAAAATTCAAGTTGAAACACCAAAAGGATTGACCAAATATCTATTGCCAAGTGTGGAGTTTAATGCCAGCTTGGGATGGGTTGCTCAACCTACAGGAACAGAAAGCATTGTGACTCGTGCGCCCACTCACGAACCTTACCCGTATCATAATCAAGGCATAGCTACATCGGTCAAGCTGGGCGGCGCAGCTCCTACCCCACCACCAGATGCTCCAACAGTACCAGCTGGTGTAACTATTACCAAAACATAATGGCTCAATTTAACTACACTCTACCATCCGGTGCTAATTTTACCATGCAAGCACCAACAGGAACCACACAAACTCAGGCTGACTTTATATTTTACAGTCAAGTGGCTGCTGGAGCTCTTGCTGGATTTACCGCAGGACAAAGTGTTAGTGGCACTACATCCTCGTTGGCTAAATTTGAATTGAGTCGATTGGATCGAGGTATTGCCGGAGTTGACGACACAGTTATTTTAGCTATTATCAACGGCTTGCCGACTACAGTCAATATTCCGTCGTTGATTGATGTGCCGTTGACTAATCCCATAACATTGGCCAACGTGGCTACATTTGCTGGCACAGGATTTACAGCACCTGCCATTGGGCCGTTGACCTCGGACCAAACACAAGCTCTTATGGCCCAGGTTGCTAATCTAATAGACCAGCCGCCAGACGCTGTCACAGACGAAACTGGAGTTGGCCAATTTGGTTTTAGCTGTCAACAATTAGAAATGGCTGGATATGTCAAACCCGGTACATGGCAACAGTTCATACAAAATGGAAACGGTACCTTGGTTGAAGTGTTAAGTGCTCCAGGAATTTGGACTGGCCTACGCGGTATTAACAGCCTGGCTGAATTTCTTAATAATATCAATGCCCAAAATGATGCTCAAGCAAAGCTAATGGTCAACGGATACGATAGTTTACAAGCCGCTGGAGTTATTACAACTCCAGCCGCACAGTCTCTGTCAGCAGTTCGCGGAACTATCTACACGGGTAATAATCAAGCCTTGACGGATGCAACAGCAACAATAACCAACAGTGTAAATAGTCGCGTGGCAGCATTGGTCACAAACTCCAGTGTCTATGGAACAGCACCGACCGCACAATGGGCCAGTGGCCAACCAGCAGTCAATCAAACTAATTCTAATTTAATTAGTATAGTTGGAATTGGTGTTGGATTAGCTTCGCAGATACCCAATCTAGGCACACTGGTATCTGGATTGACTCCCAATTTAACTTCTTTAAAAACTGCCATGGACAGTCTTGGAAAAGTGTCACTGTTTGCAGCCAATGCATCTAGCACATTAACATCCAGCTTTGATAAATTATCAAATATCAGCATTAGTAGTTTGACTGATAAATTGCCTAACGTGTCAGCTATAACAGACAAATTAGAAGCAAAGGCCGGAGCCCTGCTTGATCAAGCCAAAGGCCAAGCCACAGCACTTGCAGGACAACTAAAAGGCCAGGCCACAGCACTGGTAGATCAAGCCAAAGCCCAGGCAGAAAAACTGTTAGCTGATGCTCAAGCACAAATTGATTCCTTACGCACCAAAGCCGACAGTCTTGTAACGTCGGTGGAAAAAGCTGCAGGATTTACCAACACAGTCAATCGTGCCACAATTGACGTAGCCACAACAAAAATATTTGGTAGTAGCAAGATTCCTACACCAAACTTTGGCCCAAACATACCAGAATCTGCATCTATAGCTGCCGCATTGGACATTAGCAAAGCACAAACAGAATTAAAAAATCTACAAGGCAGAGGCACTGCATTACTTGATCAGGCCCAGGGTCAAGGAACAGCTTTACTTAATCAAGCTCAAGGCCAAGCCACGGCATTGTCTAGCCAAGTGCAAGGGCAAGCCAACACCCTGTTGACTCGAGTCACTACCATTGTTTAACATAACAGAGTAAATACACCATGCCAACATTTATCGGATTTAACACCATTGGTCAAAACAAAAAGTTTACTGCTGTAGACTTTGACCTAATTAAAATTGATCTTCTCAACGCTTTTAACATACGTCAAGGAGAACTAGTAGGACGTCCTGGATATGGTACACTAATTTGGAACTATTTGTTTGAAAACCAAACAACCGAAACACAAGAGACTCTTTACGCAGAAATACAACGGGTGTGTGCCGGCGATCCTCGAGTGTTTATCAGTGGAATACAAGTGTTTCCACAAGAAAATGGCATCCTAATACAGTTGGGAATAGCAGTGGTTCCGAGTACCACCGCACAACAACTTAGTATCTTTTTTGATCAACAACAACGTACAGCCACTTACGTTTAACTACCCAGTTTATTTTAAAGATAAATATTACAACTGGGAATATATATGGCAACGACCTCAAGACAAACTGCGATTTTTGGTGTTGAAGATTGGAAAAGAATCTATCAAACTTACCAAGAAGCCAACTTTCAAAGCTATGATTTTGAAACTTTACGCAAAAGTTTTGTAGATTACTTACGTTTATACTATCCAGAAACATTCAACGATTACATTGAATCAAGTGAGTTTATTGCGTTACTTGATGTTATGGCCTTCATGGGGCAAAGTCTTGCATTTCGCACAGATTTAAACACTCGTGAAAACTACTTAGACACAGCAGAACGCAGAGATAGCGTTGTAAAATTAGCAAATTTAGTTAGCTATACACCTCAACGAAATATAGAAGCCTCGGGATATCTCAAGGTGTTTAGTGTTTCAACCACAGAAAATATTACAGATTACAATGGTATTAATTTGGCCAACCTTACTATTAACTGGGCCGATCCAACCAATCTTGATTGGCAAGAACAGTTTACTAACATTATTAATGCCAGCCTGGTCAACACACAAAAATTTGGTAATCCTGGAAACAAACAAACAATTTTAGGTGTAGATACTCAAGAGTATACTATCAACTTGGTGCCAGGTTTTCTGCCGGTGATCCCATACACTGCCACAGTGGACACAGTTAACATGCCGTTTGAAGTAGTCAATTCAACTTCTTTTGGCGAAACATTTGTTTATGAACCACCACCGTTGCCAGATGGCAGATTCAATGTGTTATTTCGCAATGACCAGCAAGGATTTCTCAGTGCCAACACAGGATTTTTCTTTTTATTCAAACAAGGTGTATTGCAAAATCAAGATTTTAATTTAGCCGAACGTATTGACAATCGAGCAGTGGCTATTAATATCGAAGGAATCAACAACAATGACATTTGGTTGTATCAATTGGATGATGTAGGAAACATCACTCAATATTGGCAAGAAGTACAAAGCATATATGCTGCGGCAGTGGAACAACTGGCTCCAGGCACAAGAAACATCTACAGTGTAACTAGTAGAACCAACGATCAAATTACTTTAAATTTTGGTGATGGTATATTTGCTACTATTCCTGTGGGCACTTTCCGTACGTATGTGCGGGCCAGTAACGGATTAACTTACATTATCAATCCAATTGAAATGCAGAGCGTAGTAGTTCCTATCAGTTATGTAAGTCGCACAGGACAAATTGAAACTATCACATTTACCTGTGGTATCACCGAGCCAGTGACCAATGCTCAAGCACGTGAAACCATTACTGAAATTAAACAACGTGCCCCGGCTCAATACTACACACAAAACAGAATGGTCAACGGTGAAGACTATACACAGTTTCCGTTTACTCAATACACAAGTATTCTCAAAAGCACAGCCATCAACCGTGCCAGCATTGGCACAAGCAGATACCTTGACTTAGTTGACGGTACTGGAAAATATTCTAGCACCAACATATTTGCCAGCGATGGTGCGTTGTATGAGTCTAACAATTTGTATAGTTTTCAATTTAGTTGGTTAACAGCCAACGACATTAGTGATGCTGTAATTAATCAAATTAATCCATTGGCACTGAGAGCAGGACTACAACAATTTTATTATGCAAACTATCCACGTCCTAACGTAGCGGTATTGAACTACAGTTGGAATCAAAGCACAGTGATCACCAACGAAACCACTGGCTATTTTAAAAACGCCGCTGGTGAGCCGGTTGCAATTGGCCCATACTCCAGCAACAATGGCAAATACATAACCGAAGGCAGTCTAGTACAATTTGCTGCACCAAGTGGATATTATTTTAATGCAGAAAATCGTTTGGTGGTAGGGATACCTGTTCAACCAGACGACAAATCAACCATATGGGCCAGCCCAACAGCAGTATACCAATCCGGAACCGCACAGGGTCTAGGTAATTTACCGTCGGGCATTGGTCCGGTGGTGTTGAATAATTATGTGCCCACAGGAGCAATCCCAGTACAAGTAATTCCGGTATTCACTACAGATATTCCAATCAGTGTGCAACAAAGTGTTGTTACTCAAATTTCACTTAATCAAAATTTTGGTCTAGGATACAATAATCTTACCAACACCTGGTATGTAATTACTGCTAATAATCTTGCGGTTGATGCAAACTTCAGTCTGGCAAATGCACAAAATACATCTGGTGGCAATCTTGATGCCAGCTGGTTAATACAGGCCACATACAACGGATCAGTGTATACAGTGGTTTCAAGAAGCTTAGAATATTATTTTGGTAGTGTGTTACAAACTAGATTTTTCTTTTACACAAGTGATCCAATCTATGACAGCAGAACTGGCACAGTAATTCGTGACTACATCAATGTGTTAAAAATCAATAGCCAACCTGATCTATCAATTCCACTGGGCACAGACAATGTGTTGAGTATCATTGACCAGCCTGTGCTGAGTGATGGGTTAGTTGATGATTTTCAAGTGGTAGTTAGTTTTTCTCGAGGGTCTGGAGATACTACTCCAGTTAATCCTGATTTTTTTGCAGACATTGTAGCACCCACAGTAGACGCTAATCAAAAGTATGTATTTTTTCAAGCTACTGTAGACTTTGACAATTTGCAACGCTATCTTCTAATAGAGTCTGGAATAGTTGACAGCAACTATCCAACGCTGTCATCTATTCAAGCAGTACAAAGTCAATACACAGTTGGTCAAGTGTTTTATGCCTACGGTGAAGTAGACTCACAAGGCGCCAATCAGGTCTTTTACATACTGGGACTAGATAGTCTTGGCAATTTAACGCTAACACAAACCTATGATTATCTTGCCAAAGTAGGCCGTCAAAATTTGTATTTTCAATATCGTCATAACAGCCCATTGACCAGCAGAATTGATCCTGGATCTACCAACATCATTGATATCTATGTGGTAACAAATGCTTATTACACAGCCTATGTCAATTGGTTGCAAGATGTCACAGGAGTTGTGGTAGAACCAACAGCACCAACCATTGATCAATTGACTACCGCTTACCAAGGTTTACAAAATTATAAAATGATTTCAGATAATATGATTATTAACAGTGTAGACTTTCAGCCATTGTTTGGCCAAAAAGCTGAGCCAGCACTGCGAGCCACAATCAAAGTAATCAGAACCGCTGGCAGTACTGCTAGTGTTAGTACTATTAAGAATTTAGTGGTGGCCAATATGAATGCTTATTTTGACATTGCCAATTGGAACTTTGGTGACACTTTCTATTTTAGTGAATTGTCTGCGTACATACATCAAAACATTGGAAGTGTTGTGAGTTCAGTTGTCTTGGTTCCATTGAGCAGTCAAAAGAGTTTTGGAGACTTGTACGAAATTAGATCTGCTCCTAACCAAATTTTTGTAAATGGTGCCACAGTAAATGACGTAGAAGTTATCACAGCACTAACCAGCACCAATCTACAAACTGCTCCTGGCAGCGGAGTAATTTAATGGCCAAACAAGTTCGAAGTGTAGAGTTTCTACCAGAAATATTTCAAACACCGGTTAACAAACAATTTCTGGCTGCAACGCTGGATCAGTTGATCCAAAATCCACAGTACACTCAAACACAGGGTTTTGTTGGACGTCGAGTTGGCCCTGGAGTCAATGCCAATGATAGTTATGTGGTTGAACCGACAAAAGTCCGTACAGATTATCAACTTGAACCAGGTGTAGTACAGATTGATCCTGAAAATAGTCGTAATATTGTAGATGCTATAACCTATCCAGGAATCAATGATGCACTACAACTACAAGGTGCGTTTACTAATAATTCTAACAGACTTTACACTAGTGATTATTACACTTGGGATCCTTTTGTTGATTTTGACAAATTTGTAAATTATGCACAATACTATTGGTTGCCTGGCGGCCCACTAGCAGTTGATGTGTCGTCTACAACTGTTCCGCTGACTGATAATTTTACAGTAACAAGAGCCAATGGTGCATATACTTTTTCGGGCATCGCTGGCGAGAACCCTTCAATTACATTGGTAAGAGGCGGCAGTTATAATTTTAACGTAGCACAAAATCAGACTGAGACCGAAACGTTCCGTGTCACCAACAACAATACCAGCAGTTGGAACATAGATTTTTCTCCAAATCCTACATTAACTTTGGTCCGAGGCAACACTTATAATTTTAATCTTTCTCAAACATTTCCGTGGGCATTTTATTTTAAAACTGAACTTAGTTTAGGAACTGCCAATGTTTACTCCAATGGAGTTTTTAACAATGGCGCTGGCAACGGACTTATTACATTTACAGTACCACAGGATGCTCCAGACACACTATTCTATTGTAATGATTTGCAGTTTAATCTTCGTGGTCAAATTAATGTGGTCAACGGTACGCCAGGCACAGGTCCTGGATTTTGGATACAAACAGACCCAGGTGTAAATGGTCGTGTTATTGCCACCCCTAACATCAGCAGTAGAGATGTGTTGGGGGTTGTTAACAATGGTGAAGATTTAGGCACTGTTACATTTGATGTACCTTTATCTACAGCACAGAATTTTTATTACAATATGCCCACTGTGGGCACAGTGGATCTGGTTACTACTTTGCAATTTGATGAAATTAATAATCAATTTGTGGCGCCATTTTTTGACACCTATCCTAACGGCATTGATGGTATTCAGAATTTAGAAAATCGCACAATTGCATTTATTAATCAAAACTCTGATCCCGACACCGGTGGCTGGTTAGAAACTACATTCTTTGATCCATTGCCAAACGCTGGCAACACTGTCAGTGGCACTGGATCGTTTGATTCTGTAGAATTTGATCAAACCACTCCTATCACAGATCCTGCCACACAATATGGCATATGGCGCATACAATACCAAACCTCCGTTGGCGGAGGAGTTTATATGTCGTTGCAGTTTGTACAAAACGTAGACCTTGACAATAAATTTACAGTTGGGTTTGGCACAGAATATTCTAACACCAGCTGGTATAAAAATGATGCTGGATTCTTTGAACAGATTCCATTGCTAACAGCCGATAGAAATGTGCTGTATTACCAAGATGGTACTGATCCTGAAATTTTTGGAAGATTGAACATAATTGACCAGGTCCAAACAACTACAATAGATGTTGCATCTATTATTGGACGACCGACCTATACAAGTCCAAACGGAGTAACATTTACCAACGGCATGAAAGTTGTATTCCGTGGCGATGTTCAGCCCATTGAATATCAAAATAATGAATATTATGTAGAAGGAGTAGGAACAGCAATTCAGTTGTTGCCTGTGACCAGTTTTGTAACACCCGAAACCTATACCAAATCATTAACAATCCCATTTGATAGTACTGCGTTTGATGTGGGAAATTTTGATGGCAGTTTAAATCAGCCGTTTATACCGGACTACTTGACTATCAATCGTGCAAGTCCAGACCTTAACCCATGGACTCGTAGTAACCGCTGGTTCCACATTGATGTAATCAATGCCTCCGCTCAGTATAATAATTTTGTACCGGTACTTGATAATAATTTTCGAGCTGCCAGACCTATTCTTGAATATCGTGCAGGAACAAAATTATTTGATTTTGGAACTCAAGGAAAACAACCAGTAGATATTATTGATTTTGTACAGACTGATGCATTGAGTAACATCAACGGAACAACTGGGTACAGCACTGACGGATATACATTAATAAGTGGTTCTCGAATTATATTTGCAGCAGATACTGATCCTCGGGTGCGCCAGACAATTTACACAGTGCAATTTATTATACCCGACACAGTGGAACCATTGATTCAACAACCAATTATTGCATTGATTCCGGCAACTGACGGCACAGTGCTGGTTGATCAAGACGTGGTTATTCTAAGCGGCAACACCGAACAAGGACTCAGCTACTATTATGATGGTGTTGAATGGATCAAAACACAACAGAAAATCAGTGTTAACCAACCACCATTGTTTGATGTATATGATATCAATGGTGTAAGTTTTGGTAATCAAGAAATATATCCTAGTACTAACTTTACTGGAAGTCCGTTGTTTAGCTATGCTATCAGCACCGGTGCGCCGGATTTGGTGCTGGGCTTTCCAATAAGCTATTTGAGTTTGACCAATATTGGTGATATTGTATTTGCCAATAATTTATATGCTGATTCATTCAATTACACTATAAACAGTGTAGGACAAACAGTTCCGTTGAGCACTGGATTTGTACGACAATACAGTGATCGTGTGGCATTTGAACGTGAAATTGGTTGGCAACCAGCAGTCACAACCAGTCTAATTCGTCAACAATTCCAGTTTACATACGATGGTAGACCACTTCTATTAGACGTGGCTGTTAATGAAAATGTCACAGTACCGGCTGTGCAAATATATGCCAACGGCATGTTTCAAGAGTCTTACAACTATCAGTACACAGTAGGAACAAACACAACCACAATCAATTTATTGACTATCTATGCGCCAGGCGACTTGATAGAAGTCACAGTACTCAGCAATCAAGTCAGTGCTCAAGGATTTTACGAAGTTCCAATCAATCTGTCTAACAATCCATTTAATGGAAATAGCGATCAATTTACACTGGGCACTATACGTAATCATTATTCTAGCATTGCAGAAAATTTAATCAATTTGTCAGGACCAGTAATCGGCGCAAACAACACACGCGATCTTGGTAATATTGTTCCTTACGGATTACAAATGTTACAACAAAGTTCGCCGTTGACCCTGACCGGTTATTTTATGCGCGACGCCAATTACAATATTTTTGCCTCGTTGGCTTATAACAGTACAGAATATATTAAATTCAAATCACAGTTGTTGAATGCTGTTACTACGTTTGGAATTGCTGACTACAGCAATTGGACAGTGGCAGAGTTGTTAGATGCCAGCATTGCTCAAATCACAGCCGGCAGGACTGATCTGAACTCGTTTTACTGGAGTGACATGTTGCCTACAGGCACTGTGTTTACTTCCAATTCCTACACGGTTAATCCAATAACCACCAATAGGTTTAACACCGTACAGACCTACAGCTTTACTGAATCAAATTATCTAGGTTTGTTAGTGTACATTAACAATCGATTGTTGACCCGCGACACTGAATATGTAGTATCTACCGAAGGCCCTACCTTAACAATTACAATTCCGCTGGCAATAGGAGATATAGTTACCATCAATGAATATCCAGACACTGCTGGAAATTTTGTGCCCAACACTCCTACTAAATTAGGATTATATCCTAAGTTCAAACCTGAAATTTTTGTAGACGTTGATTATGTAAATCCTGCACCGGTGATTCAAGGCCACGATGGATCGATCACTGTGGCATTTGGTGACATTCGCGACCAAGTGCTGTTGGAATTTGAAACTAGAATTTTTAATAATCTTAAAAATGATGACAACCCAGTTCCTTTGGTAGCCGCGGATGTCATCCCAGGATATTTCCGCACAACAGATTACACACAAGCTGAAATTAATCAAATCTTGGGTGAAAATTTCTTGGCCTGGGTTGGTGCCAATAAGCTGGATTACACAGCACAAACTTACATAGCCGACAATGAATTTACATACAACTATAGCCAAGCCGGCAATAGATTAGATCAAGCACCACTACTGGGTGCTTGGCGCGGAATTTATCGTTACTTTTATGACACACTGACACCAAATACCACACCATGGGAAATGTTAGGGTTTAGTGAACAGCCTACATGGTGGACAGATCGCTATGGTCCTACACCATACACCAGTGACAACTTAGTTCTTTGGGGTGACCTTGAAGCTGGCCTAGTTGCAGATCCTGTGGCACCGTATGTAATTCCCAAATATCGTCGACCTGGACTGACATCGGTAATACCGGTAGATAGTCAAGGAGAATTGGTATCGCCTATATACAGTGTGGTTGGCCAGTATAATCCTCAAGGATTCCAAAAGAGTTGGCAAGTAGGTGACGGCGGCCCAGTTGAAGCGTCGTGGTGGATGAGTTCAAGCTATCCATTTGCTGTCATGCGATTACTGGTCTTGACTCGTCCTGCTGAATTCTTTAGCCTATTTGCTGATCGCGATTTGTACAAATACAATGCAGAATTTGGTCAGTACCTGTACAATGACCGCTCTAGACTGCAACCAGAAAATATTGAAGTTTATGGCAACGGTGTCAGCAAAGCCAGTTATATCAATTGGATTGTAGATTACAATCAACAGTTGGGCGCCAACAGCACAGACTCGTTAACTACAGACCTAGCCAGCCTTGACGTGCGCCTGTGCTATCGTGCTGCATCTTTTGTGGCGCAAAGTAATTTGGCTATGCGCTTAGAAAAAAGTGCACCACAGAGTCAGAATAGTAGTTTACTGATTCCACCTGAGAGTTACAACCTATTATTGTACAAAAATCAACCGTTTAATAGAATAAACTACAGTGCTGTAATTGTAGAAGTTGTTGACGGCGGATATAGCGTGTATGGATATAGTTCTACTGATCCATATTTTTCAACCTTAGCAAGCCAGTTGACAGGAACCACACAAGTGTTAACAGGTGGAAACATTTCAGTTACTGTGCCCAATAAGTATACCGACCGAGTGGTACAAGTTCCTTACGGACAGATCTTTACAAACTTGGCAGGCGTGGTTGATTTCTTACTAAGTTATGGCCAATATTTAAACAGTCAAGGTCTTACATTTGCAGCACGAGAAAATAATTATACCTTAGACTGGATACAGATGTCTCAGGAATTCCTATACTTTGCCAATCAAGGTTGGACCAGCGGCACTATTATTAATTTAAATCCGTCAGCCACTCAGGTGATATCCTTTAAGGCCGGTGCAGTAGTTGATTCTATTGTGACGTATACTCCTGAAAATGTTTTGCTAGATCAAAATCGTCAAGCCTTTAATGCTAGAAATTTAATTATACAGCGAGAAGGAAATACATTTACACTTAATCCCGAGCCTGGCGGAAGTCAAACCATCAGCTATCTACAATTAAAATTTACTGACTACGAAAATATGATTGTTCTAGACAATCTTACTATTTTTAATGATTTAATTTATAATCCTATCACTGCAGAAAGACAAAATCGTCTTCAGTTAATTGCGGCCACATCAACCGAGTGGAATGGCACATTAAATGCTCAAGGATTTATTTTAAATCAAAATAATGTAGTTGAATGGAAGCCCAATACCAAATACACCAAAGGCGACATTGTTATCTATAAAAACAGTTACTGGCAAGCGTCTAACATCATTCAACCTACTGACAAATTTGAATATGCAAATTGGTACAAGAGCAACTATGATGCAATTGAACAAGGACTGTTACAGAATTTAGCAACCAAAGCTGATCAGTTGGCCAACAGTTACAATACACAAACTGCCAATCTCAATAGAGATAACGATTTATTGGCCTATAACTTGATTGGCTTTAATCCAAGACAGTACATGGTAGATTTGAATTTAAGTGATACCAGTCAAATAAATCTTTATCAAAATTTTATCAAGGCCAAAGGATCTAAGTTAGCAACAGATTTGTTTACACAGGTTAATTTTAACAAAGAAACAGCTCAATATAATATCTACGAAAATTGGGGAATTCTAGTTGGAACATATGGTGCCAATGCCAATCGTAGTTGGTTTGAGATTGCTCTAAATGAAGCAGTGTTAACTGGCAACCCCAGCACAGTGCAAATTATACAACCGGGTACTGACAGTCAGGCTGACCAAACTATTTTATTAAGTAATCTGTGGGCTCAAAGCTACGCAATACCTAACACAGATATTCTGCCCACAACCTACACAAGAAATTTAGATACAGCCTTGCCGTCGGCTGGATATGTTAATATCAATGATGTTGATATCACTGTGTTTAATCTCAACGATCCTTCATCAATTGCCGCCAATATTGGTTCTATTGGAAACGGTACTAAAATTTGGGTTGCTCAGGACAACAGTTATGATTGGAACATTTATCAGTGTGCTCAAGTTACAGGTCGATTAATACAGATAACTGATAATCTTAACGGAACTAGTCGCGCCCAGTTTTCCACTGTAGTTGATCTATCAGTGGGAGATTTAATAATTATTCGTTTTTTCAACACTGCGGTTGATGGTGTATATCGTGTCCTCAGTCGTCCTAGTATTGATACTGTGGTTATTGGATACGCATTTAACAACGCCAATCAAACGACAATTACAGGCACAGGCATAGCATTCTATTTACAGACCATGCGTGTAAGTCAAGCAAGCGATATAATTAACTTGCCGTATGCCAACCAGCTCACTCCAGGTGCAACCGCTTGGGTTGACAACAACGGGTCTGGCCATTGGCAAGTGTTACAAAAGACCAATCCATTTGCGGCAATTGATTTGTTAAGTGCGTACGATGAATTTCCAAATCAGTTGTACGGTGCTAGCGTATCTCAAAGTACCAATCACTATGCATTGTTAGTAGGTAGCCCAGGAGACTACAACGGCACTGGCGGAGTGTACACCTACAGATTGGGCGATGTTAACGATTATGTTCTCAATAATGAATTACAACTTAATGCTATCGACACAGGTGGATATGGATGTAGTGTAGATTTTGGTGACCGCACATGGTCGGTAGCTGGTGCAAATACCAGTAACAACGGCGCCGGCTATGCAACTATTCTCTATTTGATCCCCGGCAGCAACGACTATGTACAAACACAGCTATTGGTAGCGCCAGACGAAGACTTCAGCGCCATTGGATTTGGCTCAGCTGTGCAAATGAGCAACGACGAACGTTGGCTTTATATCAGTGCTCCGGGCGCCAATCAAATTTATGCATACAATCGTGTTGATGTTCCTTTGCAAACATTATCGTTTATTACCAATGGAATTAATTCTACATTTGTTTACAACACTGAGATCATAGTTGATCCAACTTATCCAGCTCAATTATTAGTGACACTCAATAATACATTACAGGTGTATGGAGTTGATTATGTCACTACAGGAGTATTGGTTCAATTCTTAACAGTTCCGCCCCCTAACAACACAGTAACAATTCAGCGTCGCATATCTTTACAATTAGATTTTAACAGTTATAATAATGTAACACAAAATAGCACCACTGGATCTGGTACCAATGCTGTTTTTGCTGTGGCCAACACTCGAGGTGATTACACAGTTAGTTTAACAGCACCTGGAATTGGTTATGCCATTGGCGACCAATTGACAATCAGCTACACGCAAGTAGATCCAACTGGATCTGCTGCCAACAACATTACTGTCACAGTGACTAATGTCACATCAGGTGGAATCACAGGATTTACGTTTACAGGCAGTGGAGTTGACAATACCACAGTATTTTCATTAGAAGAATATTTGTACACAGCAACCTCATACGATTCGTTTTCTGTGGACGTCAACGGCATATCGCAACGTCCTTATATTGATTACACATTTAGCTCAGGAACAATTACATTTATTACAGTGCCGGCTCCGGGTGCTGTTATTGTGGTACAATCTGCGGTAGTGGGTGCTTATTGGCAGTATGTAAACGCTATCACTGCCGCTGGTATTGATGCCAATGCAGGTCTTGGTACTAGTATTACCGTTGATGGGACAGGCACACAAGTATTAGCTGGAGCGCCATACGATAGTGCAGTGGATGCCGATGGTAATACAATTGTGGATGCTGGAGCGGTATATGCATTTGATCGTAGTGTAAACAGATATCTAATTACTGATCCAACTCAATTAACTTACGCAATCTCAGGATCCTATACTGATCCAATATCAGTGACGTTAAACAATCAATTTTTAACCAACACTGATCAATATATCAACGGCCAGTTTACCGTTGATGGATCCAATGTTGTATTATCCAGCTCAGTTGTGTTATCAATAGGCGACACCCTACAAATTGAAACAAATCAATTCCAGCCGGTGCAAAGATTTACAGCCAATGTTGTAATTGATGAATCATTGTTTGGTCAAAGTTTAGATATTTGTTCCAACAGTTGCAGTGTATATGTAGGTGCGCCGTTGGATTCCAGTGCATCGGGTGTCTCACAAGCTGGAATGGTACAGCGTCAAGTAAATCAATCTAGATTGTATGGCGTTATTACAAGTACCGTAGCAAACCCGGTATTAACTCCGGGTGATACTATTCGTATTAATAATACAAATGTAACTGTTCCAGGAACTACAGTAGCAGAGCTAGTAACAGCTATTAACTCTGCTGGTATACCCAATGTTGTTGCGTCCAACGTAGCCAATGTGACCTTAGCAGGCGACGGAACAACCAAAATATTTGACATTGGAAACATTTATTCTAGTGCCAGTGCATACACCACTGTGGTGTATCTTGATGATGTTTTACAAACAGTCAGCGTAGATTATACCTATAATAATTCCACACAACAAATTATGTTTGTGTCTACTCCACCAACCGGATCACAAATACTAGTAGTTGCTGGACAGCTGACCGTAAGTGTAATCAATTTGGTAGCAGCAGAAACGTTTAATAAACTCACAGTATTACCCGGCACAACCGGTTCAGCATTTACTGATCTTGGATTCGTTACCTATGCCTATGCACAAACAATTGTAAGTCCAAATCCTACAGAATTCGCACAATTTGGAGCTGCTGTAAACGTAAATACCGGCGCAGTTAATTTGGTGGTTGGTTCACCCAATGGTGATGTCTATGAACCAACCACCTTTGATGCAGGCGAAACTTATTTTGATGATCGTAGTACTACATTCTTTGGTTACATTCTTAATTCAGGAGTTGTTTACACATTTGATTACTTGCCTAGTGCCACCAGCAGTATTTCCAATCCAGGAAACTTTGTTTTTGGACAGCAAGTGTATGTAGATACATTAACAACCGGAGATTTATTTGGCCAAGCTGTTAATTATAGAAATGGTAGACTATTGGTAGGCGCTCCAGGCAACAATTTAGGTGACAGTACTGTTTCCTACGGTAGTGTATCTGTTTTAGATAATGCCAACGATGATGCAGTATGGAAAGTGATCTACACTCAACAACCGTCGGTGGATGTAAACCTTATCAATTCAGTTTACTCATACGACAAATTGTTAAACAGCACACAGACTTATTTTGATTACATTGATCCATTGCAAGGCAAAATCTTAGGTGTTGCTCGTAGAAACATTGATTATATTGGTGCAGTTGATCCAGCAAGTTACAATACAGGCACAGTACACAACATAGGTACCAGTTGGGGCGCAGGGCGTGAAGGCGAAATTTGGTGGGACACTAATTCTGTCAGATTCATCGACGCCAACCAAGATAGTCTAACCTATGCCAGTCGTCGGTGGGGTCAAGTGTTCCCAGGAAGTACTATCGATATCTATCAATGGACTGCCAGTTCCGTGCCGCCGGTAAATTACGCTGGCACAGGAACGCCGTTTAGTACCACCAGCTATACAGTACAGTCAACAGTAAATGATCAAGGGTTATTAACTACAACTTATTATTTCTGGGTAGGCGGTATCAACACAGTGGCAACACAATTTGGAAAGACACTGAGTCCAACTGCAATTGCTAGTTATATCTTGAGCCCTTCCAGTAGCGGACTACCGTACATAGCAGCCTTGACTGCCAACGCCATTGGTATCTATAATGCCGACACATTGTTGTCAGCGTTTGATACTATATTACATGTGGGCTATGATCGCCAGGCTCCTGGTGGCGACAATGATATACACACCGAATATGCTTTCATTGCCGACGGCAAAGCCAATGAATTTTTAAATGATAATTTATATCGCAAGTTTTTGGACAGCATGTGCGGAGCAACAGTTACCGGTGCTGCTGTGCCAGACCCATTGTTGAGTCCTGGCATGCAATATGGTGTACAGTTCCGTCCACGCCAAAGCATGTTTAACAATCGATTTACAGCGTTGGAAAATTACCTTACACGGACCAACTCAATACTATTACAATATCCTATAAGTGAAACTCGCAGTTTTAATTTACTAAACAGCGCAGAACCAACACCGGCCGCAAATTCGGGTGCATGGGACTATGAAGTACCAAATCTTGAAATATTATCATATCAAGACTTGTACATAGTGCCAATCGGATTTAGTTATCTAGTGTTGTCAGATGCTACTCAAAATGGTCGTTGGACAATTTATGAAGTAGTGGACGGCACTACACTAGGACAACGAGTATTAACATTGGTGCAGGTACAAAATTATGATACTCCGCTGTATTGGAATTACATTGACTGGTATCGGCCTGGATACAATGCCAGCATACAACCCATTGCCACAGTGGCCAACACCGCAGACTTACAAACATTAAGTTTAACTACTGCCCCATTAGGAAGTAGTGTTAAAGTTACTGCAAACGGACAAGGCAAATTTGAAATTTACCTGCGTTCAGTTGTGGGAACCACAACTGATTGGCAACGTGTTGGACTTGAAGATGGTACTATTGCATTTGATTCAGTATTGTGGGACTACGCTGCAGGCGGGTATGGATTTGACGCTGAAGTATTTGATGCAAATTATTTTGATCAAGAACCTGTAATCGAAACCCGTCAAATTATTCGAGCAATCAACGAAGAATTGTTTGTTGACGATTTATTAATTTTCCGCAACCAATTGCTGATGTTGACGTTTAATTTTATTTACAGTGAATTTACCAGTCCTGACTGGCTGGTTAAAACCAGTTACATCACTGTGGATCATAAAGTTCGCGGCTTGTTGCCGTTTGAATTGTATCAACCAGATAATCAAACTTTTGTGTTGGATTATCTCAATGAAGTTAAACCTTATCATGTACAAAATCTTGTATTCAATTTGATTTACGATGGACTTGATACATACCAAGGCAATTTAGCTGATTACGATGTTCCGGCCTATTGGAATACTGCTTTAGACCTTCCACAATTTGTAAGTCCTATACTATTACCTTACACGTATTCTGACAGCGTAAGCCAATCATTTATTAGCGACACAGCCAGTAATGCTCAAATTTGGTTAGAAAGGCCTTGGAGTGATTGGTTTAACAACTACACACTGAGTCTTGACAGTATTGAAGTAATTGACACTGTTACTTCTTACGCTGAGGCACCTGTTATTACTATTGGATATGCTTGGGCTGAGTCAACCACATACGCCGTTGGCCAACAAGTATTCTACGGTAACAATCTCTACACTGTGATTGTGGCAGGAACTACAGGAACCACACCGCCAACTGTTAATTCTGGTAATGTTGTTGATGGCACAGCAACTCTTGCTTATACAGGAACTCCAGCACAAGGCACAGCAATTCTAAGAGCCAATGGTACTATTTCTACTATTACCATTACAGAATCTGGCTACGGTTACTTGACGACACCACTGATTGCTATCAATGGAGTTTATCCAAATTTTGAAACCAGCATCATAAAATTAGTAGCTGTGATGGGTAACAACCTAGTTAGAAGTATCAAAACTACTATCAAATACGACCGGTATCAATACGCCACTACCATTTATGAATGGCAAGCAGATGTAGTATATGCCGAAGGTGAGCAAGTAAGATGGAACAATCGTGTTTGGTCTTCTGATACTACACAATCCTCATCAACATTCAATGTTGAACAATGGACATTGGTTAATGCTGATGAATTAAGCGGCGTCGACCGTACTATGGGATTCTATACACCAACTGTTGATATGCCAGGTCTTAGTTTACCTCTGTTGATAGACGGTATTGACTATCCAGGAGTACAGGTATCAGCACCAAGATTTAATCAGAACACTGGATTTGATGTAGGCAATTATGATATCAATCCATTTGATAATATCACGTACGATGCCAGTGGTAGACCAACCTACGATCCAGCTATTTTAGATGCTCGATACTCTAGTGCCTATCTAGACCCATATTTGGGCACACGTCCTACTGACATCAATGTCGACGGTGGCGCATACATTGGTCCCTACAGTAGCCATGCGCCTGAAGAACTTGTTCCTGGATCTGAATTTGACACACTAGACTTCCGGGTCTATACACGTCCTGGTTCAGACTGGTTGCAACGCGGCCACGGGTTTCCAAGTTCTGTAGTCAAGTACACCTTAACAGATGAACTAGAATTGAGTTTTGCTGGGTTACAGCCATACCCAGCTGTGGTTTTATTATCCAACCAAACTCAAAGTATAGACTTACATTTGGGAACAGATTACATAGTGGATTATGTTGCTCAAACAGTAATTATGATACTAAGTGGAAATGTACGAATAGATGATATAATTGTAATCAATGTATATGAAATTGGCGGCGGTAATCAACTGTACAAAAATATTTACAATGGCGCTGATGTAGGCGACACTATCACTGTGCCCGTAAATTACTATACCATAGATGGCACAACCCCTCAAATTGAGGAATTTGTAATTTTTGTTAACGGAGTTATAACTACTGATTACACCTATGCCGCAAGTGCAAATCAAACAACAACCGTTACATTTGACACAACTTATACCAGCACAGATAGTATTACACTGTATGTATTGGCGCCCACTATTGTAGAAATAACTGACGCCCCAATCGATTACAGTTGGAGTCTGCCAGTGGTACAAATAATTAATGTCTACGACCAATCAACTAGCTTTACACTTGATAACAGTTTGCTCTATGTTAATCCCAGCAGTTTGATAGTTACTTTTAACGGTGTTCGAGCCAGAACAGCAGCCGGAGCACGACACATAGCCGACGGTAGTACAGCTTATACATTGCCAGACCGATTGGGATTTAGCCAGTCAATTATTACTGACAACGAGGTAGATGTATACATAGACAATATTCCGCAGACTCTAGGAACTCAGTGGGTGTTAGAATCCTATGACGGCACACCAAGAGAAGTAATATTTGCTGAAGAGCCACCCTTAGGCTCAGAAATTTTAATCTACGTAAACACTAATACACAATGCTATGTCAATGGCAATCAATTGGTGTTTAACACAACACTAGGATTGATTCCAGGAATTGGCGATATAATTGAAGTTACAACCTGGAACGACACACGTCAACAAAAGATTTTAACTCAGTGTTTTGTTGGCCCCATCACCACTGGTATTACCATTGTTGAACCTTATGACAGCACCGACTTTGACGTGGGTACAGTGCCTGATGAACCTGGCACTTATGACTACAGTGCCGGCGCTACTATTTCTGAAAACGACATTGATCTAGGAACAGTGATAACAAATCCAGATCGTTTATGGGTATCGTTGAATGGCCGCAGATTATTTAATAATGTTGGATTCTCAATCAGCGGTACCAAGTTGATACTAACATCTGGATTGTTAAATTCAACCGATCAGTTACTGGTCACACAATTTACAAATTTTGTAGTGCCAGAGGCAATGGCTTTCCGCATATTCCAAGACATGCGCGGAGTACAAGCAACCTATCGTATTACACCAGATACCACCACAACAACTACAAGTGCAGTCAGTATTACTGACGATGTTATATATGTGGTCAATGCTGAAGCATTGCCAAACCCAAATTTTAGTGAGAACATATGGGGTGTGGTTACAATTGATGCTGAACGTATCATGTATCGAGACAGAGACCTAACTACCAACACAATCAGCGGCTTACTACGTGGAACAGCCGGTACAGCAATTACCGCACACAACGATGGCGCCATTGTTTATAATTTAGGACGCAGTAACTTATTACCAGCGGAATATCAAGATTATATTGACAGCAATACATTTATGGGTGACAACACTACCACAGAATTTGTAACTGATATTGTTGTTGACAATCGTCCAATTGTTTACATCGGTGGAATGGTAGATGTTTATGTTAATTCAGCTCAGTTACCAACAACTGCATACACAGTAACACAAGTTGAACCAGTAGTGGTAGTGATCAACGGAATTCCGCAAGCGGGCACCCAGGTTGATATTGTTGTTACTTGGCCTGACAGTACTCAGTACACCACAAGCATTACCGCAACAGGATCAAGTGCAAGATTTGCAACTGATACCGATATTGGATTGGTAGAGCAGCCATCAAATACCTATGTGCTTGACAGCTTTGACCCGTTGACTATTACATTTGACACTGCTCCGCTTGCAAATCATGTGGTATATATTAGAAATCAACTTGGTGCTGAAACCCAATTTGAGTTTTCTTTTGCTGACGGTGTAGAAACAACATTTGCAACTGAGATAAATTTATCAATTCCAGTGCGTGTGTACGTAGGAGGAATTGAATTGCTTACCAATGTTGGATACCTTGTAACCTCGTTGGATCCGGTAACTGTGTTGTTTGATGAGCCACCTCCAAATTCAATAGAAATTGTTATACTGGTCCGTGATGGTGTAACTTGGTATGCGCCCGGTATTACCACTCCAAGTGACGGTGTTCCTTTACAAGTAACTGAAACTAAACCTGCAAGGTTTTTACGGGGCCTGTAACCAAGGTAAATAATGTATGAATAAAAATATCATGCCTAGTCAAACCAATACTACTGCCCAAAAAACACCAGGCAAGCGCCCCAATGAAACAGGATCAATTTCAGTCGAAGGTTTTGTAAAGATTTTTGATCCAACAACCAAACAAGTATTTGTGGAGAAAAGAGCATGATTCAGCCAGGTTTATGTAAGATCGAAGGCTTTGTAAAAATTACCGATCCTAAAACAGGAGAAGTGTTATTGGATAAGAAAAATGCTATCCATTATGAAAATATCAGTATTTGTATGGCCAATACTCTAGCTGATAGAAACACCGGCTACATCTATAAAATGGCCTTTGGCAACGGAGGCAGTGCTGTTGATCCTACCGGTGTTATTACCTACTTGCCCCCTAACACCACAGGGCAAAATGCTAGTTTATACAACGAAACTTACAGCAAAGTAGTTGACGACAACTCAGCTGCTAACACAGACCCAGCTAACAATTACATGACCGTGGTGCATACCTCGGGCACCGTGTATACCGATATTATAACTACCTGTTTATTAGATTACGGCGAGCCAGCCGGGCAACAGGCCTTTGACAACAGCACCAATTTTAACGGTGAATATGTATTTGATGAGCTAGGATTACAGTGCTGGAATGGAAGCGCAAGTGATTTATTATTGATCACCCATGTAATTTTCCATCCTGTACAAAAAAGTTTAAATCGTCAGATACAAATAGATTATACTTTACGTATTCAAACTTTGACTAACTTGAGTGCGGCATAAATATGAGTATATTATTTTGCGGTAAATACATGAATACGGAGCAATAAATGTCATATACAATTAACTTAACAGATGGTGCGTTATTTG